CCTTCCGCTCGGGTGGCCAAGTATTAGGGCATTAGTACTTATTTTGTCTGTTATTATTCTGCTAGCATAAATGTTGGTAATGTAATCTGCACTTATAGCCCCTCCAGTTATATAGCCTTGATTGTGGGGAACAGATCCATACTGCTCATTCACAAAAGAAGATTTTTGGGTTTCAGCTTTATTTGTAAAATAGTAATGGTGCTTGTCATTAGATACTCCAGAAACAAAATGCTCTCCAGTATTATTGGATCTATCTACTGTTTTTAATAAATAGTGATAATATATAGATTGTTTTGGATCATTCTTATTGGGGAAACCTATTCCTGTTTCAATATCTGAATCAATATAAAAAGTAGACGCTGATAATTTATTTGCATACTCGTTCGGATTGTCTTCAAAATATCCGCTAATATCTGATATCTTCCAGCAGTTTGTGTTTTTGTTTGAAGGTGACGCAACTCTACCCGTAGGTATTCCTGTTTTATATACTAAGACACTTTCTATATCAGAAGATATACCTGCACCCCAATCCCATTCTAGTATCGCCTGTTTTGGGCCAGATGTAATCTTAAAATTTTCTGGATTAATCGGTGGCGTAGTGTCTTTTGGCGTTAATATTGGATTATCTATTGAGCTTGTGTATATACTGTATTTTCCATCAAATTCATGTATCCTAGCTCTTAAATAATAATTTTTATTAGCTAATAAATTTGTAAATACCCCGCTCCCTGTATTGCCTACTCCATAAGTAACATCAGAAAATTGGGATCCTACAATTTGTCTATATTGCGGGTCTGATGCTAAATCTACTTTGTAATATGCATGCTGATAATTTAATTCATCTTCGATTTTATATGATATAAAAGCATGTATAGATCCATCTCCTTTATCATCATCCTGTAAACCTGATAAAGCTCTTATTTCGATTGGGGCTAATGCTTCTGTTAAACCTACAGATATCCTTTGGCCAAAATCTGCTATAGGATTATTTGTGGCCACACTAAAATCCCCTGTATTATTAGAAGTATCTACAGCTCTTAGCCAAAAATAATATTCCATATTTTCGTTTCTAGCAAAATCTTTCAACGGTATAATTTCCGAAGTGGATTTTGTTTGCTGATGAATCATTGTTCCTTCGCTTCTACCAGTATTATTTGCAAAACCAGAATATAACACTATTCGATCTAAATCGAAGTCTCTTGGATTATCCCAAGATAGAAAAATGTTGTTTCCATTTTTCACTGAACTTACCCAGGTCGGCACACCTGGCTTAGTTTTGTCAGGTGGGGCATAAATATACGGAGAATTTATAATGCCTGGATTGTCAGAAAATTTTGCATTTGAAAGTGGTATGTCTTGCCCCCAGTTAGTTTCCAAAACATCCAAAAACACTCTTGTTTCTACTTCATATAATCTGTTGCCTTTAGCTTCAAATGAAAAATGACCTGAACCCATCCCTATTCTGCTTGGATCGTAAGAAGCCTTGTTTGTATCAATAAAAGATGAAATTGTCGTATCTTGGGTTTCTTGATATTTCGTTAAATAGTATTTAAATGATTCTTCATTTTGTATACTTCCTGAATAAAAAACATGAATCAAAGATCTTCCATCTGTAGTTAACTCTCCGCTTGTATGAACATTTGGCCCTGCTAGATTTGCATATCGGTATGTGTAACCTGTATACATTCCAGTGTTATTAGATGTATCTACAGCTAAGGCATGAAAAGGGAAGCTAGTTTTTTCCCATGATTCCTTCCCCTTGTCTCTAAATGAGTCTATAGTAAAAGAAGGGAAATCGTCAGGCAAAACAGATGCAAATGGTGCTTGTATTGGTTCGTTCACTATTCTTGCATCTGCAGCGTTTTGCTCTTCTTCACTCATTCCGAAATTTTCTTTTCCGTCACCTGTGAATAGTAATATTTTAGCTACATCATATTCTTTTGGCATATCCCAGGAAAATCTAAAATTAGAAAACTGTTTAGAGACTCTAAAATTTTCCAAAGGTGATGGAGGTATGTTATCTTGACCTAAAGTGGTTCTACTTTCTCCGTCTGGAGTGCTTCTTCCATCTACAGTAAAAGCTGATAATTTTCCTAAATAAGTGCTATTTGGCAAGACTTCTAAAATTTCTAAATGTCCCGATGTCCCAGCATTATATTTTGGATCAGCTACTGATATATCGGATTTTCTTATATTTATACTTTTCGAAGGGGTGCCATTTGTCTCATCATATATTTTTAATATATATCTGTCAAATGCTTTTGCCTCATGATAGCTTCCAGAATAAAATGCATGAAGTACTGGTCCAATATGGTATGAGTCTGTACCTCCTGCCACTTCTCTAATTTCTCCAGATAAATATAAAGAAGGTGGCACTTTTAAATCAAATAAACTTAGCAAGTTACTATTCAACGGGTCACTTAAATTACTTGCATAATCAAAGGCTCTTAAATGAAAAGCTCCTGTTTCATTAAAGCTAATTCTGTTTCCATCATTATCCCTTATGGTTCCGTCTGAAGTGTCAGCTTCATATGTAAAATAAGTCGTATTAGGACCGTAAACCTCTGCAAATTCTGAACCCGCTTTTGGTTCAAAAAATTCATTCCCTTCTAGTTTCGTATCTTTTAGGTCTGTAAATTCAATATCTGGATTATTGCCTCCTAAATGTCCAGTATATATTCTATATCCTGCCAAGTCTCTTGGTTTGTCTTCTTGACTCCATGCAAAGTTTAAAGAATTTGGGAATAGTGAGCTTATTTTAACCTTAAAGGTTTTTGGTTTTCCAGGTGGGACATTATCTACATTAGCTCTAAAAAACCCAATTTTATTTGCTGACCTTCCATATTTATTAGCCTCACACCATCTAAATTCATAATAAGCATCTGGATTCGGAACTTCAAACTCTCCAGATAAAACATTGCCAGTTGTTAAACTTGAATAAGTTTCTCCAAAAACATCACAACCTTCTATTTTCAATTCTCCCATTTCTTGGGGTTCTCTCGCTCGTCGAACTTCTATAGATTGATTAAAATTATCTTCTTCGAATCCTGGTATAGACACTTCTTTTCTAGTCTGTCCTCCAAATACCGCTTTCTTATTATCGGGCCCAAATTGCCCTCCGTCGCTTAAGTCTGCAGCCGAAGGATCATAAAGTATTTTGTATTGAGCACATCTTTCTCCACTCAATACATATTGTCCATTTTGCAATACATTTACTCCTCTATTTTTAGAAGATGATAGTCTTGAGAAATAGTCTTCTTTTATTTCTTGAACTCTAATCTCATACCTTCCATCCGCACTTCCTTGGTAATATGAAGCGTTTTGCATGGTATTATGAAAGTAATATCTAACTTTCGCTTTTGGCTCTCCTAAACTATTTACATACCCAGAGGAAGTGAGTATTAAATCTACTGTATTTTCTCTAGGAAAACCAAAATGTATTATCTGTTCTTCTGTTTCTCCTTCATCTACTAATCCAGGGCCTCCTCCTCCTGCTCCTGGATTAGCATCTTCCGTATCAAAACTATCTCTAAACCCAGGTGATGTGAAAATTGGAGAATCATCATCTGCTATGTTAAATTTTCCAGAGTCATATTCCACCGCTGTTATGGAGTAAGTTCCATTATCGTTTTCTTGTTTAGCTACCAATTCATAGTTCTTACTATAGTTAAAAACTTCCCCAGCTTTGCTTTCTATATGTATTACATAAATGGTTCCAGGGATTATTTTATAAGGCCAATTTGATCGATCATCACCCTCAATCATGGTTCTTAAAACACCAGTTGACAAAAAGTAATCATTTAATGTAGCAAACCCTGCGCCGCCTGCCATTAAATCCCTATTCTCTTTTGGTTGAGCTACAACCAAAGGCTCATCCGCATTTGTTTTAATAATTGTTCCAGATGTTGAGTGTCCAAAATAATTATTAATTGAATTGTTATCCGATGTATCTGAATTAATTGGTATTTTCGCAAAGCTCCTGCTTCCTGCATCTAAACCAGCTGTTATATTATAACCATTTCTGTGTATAAAATCTGAATATGAATTTTCTTTAAAATCTTCCTCATCTTCCCTTGGGATTAAAAAACTTATTTTGTTTATATTGTAATCTCCAGTTGGAATTTGCCTATCCAGTACAATAAAATTGTCTTCTATATTGGGTTTATTATCTTCTATATGTCTAACTCTTCCCCCAATTATAAATCCATTTTTTAGTTCATCTTTTACTGAGAAAATATCTCCAGGCATTAGTCTTTCCGCATCTCGAAAGGCAGCAAAAGAAATTTGCTCCTCCTCTCTATTTGAGCTTAATAATATCCATCTTGCTACTCTTTTAGCTTGATCTCTAGATGTACAACCGACAGCAGTAATTTCTTTTTCAAGCAAGCCGTATCGAATTATCCCTTCAGGGTCCTCCAAATATTCATATCTGGGTAGAAAAGAGTTCTCTTTATCCTTATATGCTACTTTTACTGCTGTAAATTTAGTATGTTTAGGGGTTCCCCCGTAACTAAACATACCTTCAGCCACACTATCATTCGTGAATGTTGCTATGCTTTCCTTGGGAGCGTTTAAAGCCACGAAAACAGCCAAATTATTAAAATAGACCATTCCTCTGAAAATGCTAGCAATTTCTTTTACCGCTTGATAAGCTTCCATAGAATTTGATAACATTATATTGCAAGTATACCTTCTTTCTGTAACAAATGATGTTGATGATTTCTCTAAAGGTTTTGATGTGGTTACTATTTCATCGCAATATTTTGCTATTTTATATAACTCCCATTTGTCAATATATATATCTTTTGTATATTCGCCAAGTCCATACCTATCATTTGTTATGATATCATAAAGAATCCATGCTGGGTTATCTGTCCACTCTAATTCGTCTTTAAATGTACCGTCCCAAATTCCTTCATGTCTTTCTTCGCTTGTATGTAAAGATCCTTTAGCATGCCCTTTATAAGCGTATGCTCTTTTTTTTGTAGGCCCTTCTGGGCCTTCAAGTTTTTCTACATAATTAGAAGGTACTTTTACTTTTTTTAGCTTTATATCGTATGACCTAGAAGGTATACCAGCAAAAGCTTCTGCAGACAAAACTGTTCCAACATAAGCAGAAGAAGGGTAAGATAAATTTACTTTTACAATTTCCGTAACACTATCTAATGCGACAGCAAACTTAGATTTAAAATTAAAAGACTCTTCTGTTGTATTTTGTATGTATACTTTTCTTGGCCTTGGCTTTCCTCCAGGCAGATCTTTTACATCTATTAGTTTTAAAAAAACATCTTCCTTGTATTCGCTTAGAGCTATACCTTTAATCTTTAAAAACACATTTCTTTCATTAAATCCATCGTCGCTAATTGGTAGAACTTCGTTTTCCGCCAAAGATCTATGAGCAACCCCAGAAATATCTCCCCATATATGAACTCCTCCATTATTGATAATATGTGACCCATCATCGTCTATTGCATAACACATTGGTACTGAAATCGTCAACCCTAACCAATCTACATCGTTATCTATTACTGAGTGATTGGCTTGTGATTGTAGGGTGCTAGGTTGAACTGTTTGATCTTCAAGTTTTATGCTATTGTTTAAAGGTATCCTTAAAGGTATCGTCTGTGAAGTGTAGGAAAAATCTTCCAGCCAATAGAAATTATCGTCTTGCTCTTGGTATAAAGGGGTTTGATTTTCTGTTCCTATTTTAAATCCTATATTTATATTTCTAAAATTATATTGCCCCCCTCCTGCGGTTCTTACATATTCTGTATTCTGTACGGGAACTTCATTTAGATATATAGCTTTTAATATATCTGTGCCTTCTACTTTTCCTCCAGTTGCATCACAAAAACCTTCTATCGGCCCTTCACATATTAAATCTACAGTTTTAATAAATGACAAAGATTGTAGTTTTTCTTTATCTTCGTCCGAAGGAGTGTATACTTTTTCATTTCCGCGTCTTATTCTCCTAAAAAATATCCTAGGATCTGTGTCCGATGCATTCGCATGTATAGTGACAGCCATGTTAACTCCTAAATAAATCTACATGCATTGCCCCAACCGTGTTTCCTTCACTATCTATTTCAGTGTCAGAAACTTTATCAAAAGCAGCTGTTCTAGCATTTAATAAAGAAGAAGATACTACATGACTACCCACTCTCAATCGACCATAACCAAGTGGCACTGGGACACCTTGTTGTACATTATTCATGGGTCGCTGGAAAGTATAAGATGTAGTTGACTTTAATGTCGGGGCAGCATCTTCTCCCAAAGTTGGAGGCTCTGGATCGTCTATTAATTCTTGTTTGAACCCTTCCAATAATGCCCAATTTCCATATTCATATGATAGATCTGATGCAAGATGAGATAGATTACCAAAAAACCCACCAAAACTATCAAACCAACCATCTCCACCAGGATTAGCCCAATCTCCTAATTTATCAAATCCCCAACCTAAAGTTGATCCCGCAGCCCAGTCTCCTACACCGCCTCCCCCTGTTAAGCCGCCTTCAAACAGGCCTAAAATCATTTCAAATTTACCTCTTACTCGCGGGAAAATGTGTAAGCTTTTTTTCCCTTTTAATGATACTTTTATTTCTTCTTTTGCGCTTAAAGGCTTTCTATCTGCATATATTTTATATGTAATTTGCTCGTTTTCATATAAAAACCTTCTGAAATCTGGAAAGTTAGCATCTAATGCTCTTACTACTTCTTGAGTATTTTCAACACTTAAATTATGTTTTTTTCCAAATTTTTTACCTAAAATTCCATGTAAATTTACCTCAACCATACCTTTTTCCTATACTCAAGTTACACATGATAAAGTTTTTTTCAGAGATTTTAAATGCTTGCAATCTTCAATTTCATTAATGTATGTTTTTTTTGTTTCTTTTTCATACATCAAAAAAGGTATTTGCAGGTATTCTGAATTTAATAAATCATATTTTGATAATCCATTAGTTCCATATGGGTGCGAATGAAATATGCATACTATTTCTCCATTGTTGTGAATATCAATATAGTCTTTATCACATATAATAAATTCATGTTTTTTGTTATTTGCCATATTGATACATTCTTTAAATAAAAATCTATTTTTTGATTTGTAAATAATTCCACACACTTCTTCGTCGCTATTCTCTGAAATTTTTATTATATATTTTATTATTTTTTCTAAAGACATCTTAAAATAACCTGCTAGAAGGAAAGCCTCCAAATGGTAGGCTTATTTCATCCCTAAACCTTAATTTACATCCATTGAGGGTTTTTGAGCACTCATCTCGTACCCAATTAACATTACTGATACTCGGCTTGTTCGTATCTGAGGATGTATGGTCTTGTGAGCACACATAGACTGTATGTCTTGTGTCATTACCTTCTCTGGTGATTAAAAACACAGCATCATTAATTCTATAAGCTTGATTCAACTCCCACAAACCTTTATCCACTATGACTTTTTTAAATTTTACATTATTTGCATCTGCTACTGGGTTTCCTACATAGCCGCAATTTTTACCTCTATACTTCCAATAACAATAATTATTTATTACTTTTCTTCTTGGAATTGTCACATTTTCCATATCAAGAGCATTCGAAAGCTCAAATTCTGCATAAAATTTATTTTCTTGTATTTTGTGATTTATAATCCATATGTCGTCCCTAAGTTTTGCTTGGGGATCTGGATTTACACCTATTTTATCCCAGTATCGTTTATCTTGTTGATAATTTAAAAAGTTTTTTTCATCTAGAAATTTCACAAAAGTTCTCGTTCTTTTGACTTTAGCTTTTAAAAAATCATTTTTATTTACAATGTATTTAGAAAGAAACCCGTTAAAATTGATTATTTTAAGAGTCGGTCTAGATAAATTTCCATCGCCCCTTACCTCTATATTTTCTATAGAATATGGGACATAGAAATACTCTTTGTCGTCAAAAAAAAGTGAAGAATGAACGGCTCCGTGACCAGAATGCATTCTTATTACGTCTTCCGTGTTTGGTATAGAGAATATTTCTATTAACTCCACAATCAAAGATCTGTTCGAGAGAAAAAGCTCCCTGTTTATTTTCGCACTGTTTTGTTGAGAAGGCATTATTAAATAATAAATTTATAAACATTTTTTTCCACTAAATACTGGACTTCATTTTCATTGAAAATCCATTCTCCATAAGAGTGACAGTTATATCGTTAGAGTTTTTAAAAACAAAATTATGCTCTATAGTTTTACAATGCACATGGAGCTCTCTTGGTCTAGGGCCTTTTGTTTTGAATTTAATTGTTTCAAACCCTTGTTTTTGCAAGAAGAAAGATATTATTTTTAAAGCCTCTGCATCAGACACTCCTTTATATATTAAATTGAATGAATTATTAAAATTCATCTCGCTGTCAGATTTGCTATAAGCCAAACCTTTTCCTTCAGAAAATGTTTGCGAAACTCCTTTTGCCGCAAAAGATTGCTCGTATGAAGGTTGAATGTCAAGTTCTTCTCTAAAGAAATAATCATTAATTATTTCTTTTTGCTTCTCAGGCAAAGCTTCTATATAAATTATGTTTCTTAAATTTAATTGAGATAGATTATCTGCCATAAAAGTCGTGCTTATTGATGCTGTGTTCGGATCGGATTGTTGTACTCCGTATGATTCGAATTCAAACTCCTGAACAAAGTAAGGCTCTAACGAATACAAAGACTTATATTTATTTGAAATATCTAATTCATCGTAAGGTTTTGGTTGAAATATGAACTTTTCTCCAGCTTTAGTTTTTTCAAAAAAATCAATTAAATAATAACCATCCCTAAGGTTTAGATAGGAAAAGTCTAAATTCATCCTAAAGGATACTCGGTTTAAATTATACATATCATGCACTACATGGCCATTATTAGATCTCATGAAATTTATTGAGAAATCTATCGTGACCTTAGAGCCATAAGAAGGCATTAAAGTCATTGGATTATTAAATTTAAATTTTTTTAAATTCTTGTCTCCCCTTGACCCTTTAAGAAAATCAGAATAAGTGTTATAATTATTCGAGCCTATGTTTTGAGACTCTATGAAATAGTCTCTATTTAATGCTCCTATTTTTATAAAATCTTCCATTATAAAACCATTTCCTGCACTTCTATAGAACCATTTAATATGGAGTCTTTTGACATTGTTAAATTTTGGTTTTTAATAATACCAATACATTCCAGGGTTTTTCCTCTAGCTTCGTAATCTATATTCCTTGGAGATATATTAATTGATGCTGTTTTTTCTCCTGAAAACCTAATTAGATTTCCTATATTTTCTCCTTCTACTTTAAGTCTTTTTGACATAGCTGTTAATGTCACATATCTAGGGAATTCGGATCCTATTTTGTAGCTGGCTGTTCTCTCGCACATAACTGAATAATTAATACTTTTAGGAAATTCTAGTCCAATTGATTTTTTATTAAAATTTATTAATTCTGCATACGCTGCGTTTGCTAGTTTTCCAGGGTCTTCTTCAAATGCTCCTGTTTTAACCGATCCATCAAACCCACTGTACATCGTAAAACTCGCATTACATAGCACAGGCTTGTATGGACTCATGTCTATTTCGTAGTTTGTTAAATATGCTCCAGAAAAATTTATTCCACCGAAACTCCCGCTACACGGCTTATTTCCAGTCAATTCCGCTATTAAATCTGTTTCTCCTGTTGTATAATATTGGATATTCATTGTTGAGTCTATCTGGCTTGATGCAGAATATTCTCTAAATCCGCCCCCATAAATTTTTGAGCTTTGAGTGTTAGCGGCATTTGCCATGCTAGCTTCTATAGCAAAAACTTTTTGGTTATTAATTTCTACTACGAACTCGTTGTATTTTATGTAACTCATATTATGTATATTTTATATTAACCCCCCTCATTGATGAAGAGACATAGCTTAATGTAACGGATGTATTATTCTCTGCGTCTGTAGATAAAGATTCTGATTTTAGTTCAGCATTTTCAAAAATATATTCAACTTTTTTTTCTTGGCCGCATTTCCCTGATAATACAATTTTTATATCTTTAATATGTATGCCTGTCTTTATATAATCATAAACATTTTTAGATTCATAGTCGTCTATATCTATAGTTGTCGTGAAATTTTGGGTGACGGGTAATTGAGTAACTACTTCGCATGGATATATGTCTCCTATCTTATAATAAGGTTGGTTATTAAACTCTATGCTAAATGAAAAGCTGGTAACTCGGTTAGTTGAAACTCCATCGCAATATAAAAATATACCGCTATTAGGGGGTATAAATAACTCTTTTTGAGGGTTTTCTTTGATTTCTAAATTAGACTCTGCCTCGTTTCCCATTTTCCCGAATATTGATGCAGATAAACTTGTTTCAGGAATTTGATCTACAGTAAAAGAGCAATCATAATTATTTATATACCCGCTTTCAAAGTTTAAAGATTTATCTCCGTATTTTAAACCTCCGTTAAAACCACTTTTGCTTAAAAATAGCCTTGTAATCGGCTCGTCATCAGATATCATCAACCTAGAAAAACTAAGATTTCCAACCCCCGCACCGTTTTGCATACTTTTTATAGCTCCATTATATCCCAGGAAAACTTCCTTCTCTGAGGGTATTGTATAACCCATGTTAATAGAAGATATTCCAGATATTTGTGTTCCATCTATATAGAAAGCTTGCTCTTCGTTTGCTATAAAGTTTTTCACTACCTCAATCTACCTCCAGTTCTTTGCTCTTTAGCTATAACGTCCATCACCGCAGCCTTCACTTTTTTAGCAAAACTAGCGGATTTAGTTGGATCAGACATTGAAGAACTAACACCTCCCCCAGAGTCAACATTAATATTTATGTTTACATCTCCATGGGAAATATTTGATACACTACCTGATCCACTACCGCCCTGAACTGGCAGGGTTCCCGTATTTAATTGATTCATAACATTAGAACCATATTTTTTTACGGACTGCGGGTTCATTACATACTCACCAGATGTTAACACACTTGGAACTCCTCCGCCTTTATTCCTAAGTATTACTTGATTTTGTGTCACCTGCCCCCTTTGTCCAGTTCTAGCCATTTCAGAGGCGGCTATTTGAGGCCCTTCATAACGTCTTAACGCATCATAATAATCATGCGCTGCGACCCTATCATCTGGGTTCTTGTAAATTGAGGTTGCGCTATTTCCAGGCACGTCAATGTATCCATCTCTTTTGTATTGCTTCTCAGATCTTTCTTTAAATCTTTTTTGGCCAAAATCACTTTCTCTATACTTCTGTCTTGCAAAATCTGCCACCTTTCCAATCACAGCCCCCCCGACCATTCCGTAAAGCATTCCAAGCATTGCATTTTTTTCCAGTTTCTTTTGGTAATCTTTAACTTTTTCCCTGTATTTTTCTTGGGCGGCTGTTTGTTGATCCTGACGTAATATATTTTCTTTGTCTTTAAAGTATTCCTGAATCACTCTATCGTTCGCTATAGCATATGAACTTAAATTTTTATTGATTCCTATTTCCCCTCTCGTTACTTTGTATCTCGTTACCGAACCATATTCATTAGTGTCTTCATACTCTTCTCTTTTAGCGGCGAAAGGAGCTCCAATACTGAGTCCAACTGCCCCTCCGTCTTTATATCCACCCAGTATTCCTTGATTCAAATTGTTCAAAAAGTGAACTCCGTATTTATCTACAGAACTTTTTTTAATAACATATTCCCCACCAGTAAGCATTGCTGGAACATCATCCCTAACACCACTTCCACCAGTTACCATGCCTCCATAATTATAACCAAGCCCAGTTATTTCTCCAAATGCACTTAAAACTCTTGATGAGGCACTTTTTAATACAGCTTGCTGTATATGATTTATCAATTGGATGCCTACTTTTTTCATGGCATTGCCGAAGCTATCGGCGCCGCTTAATGCCACACCCATTGCATCAGCAAGACCGTCCCTTAATTGCATAGGCAAATCTTGACCAAGTCTTGTATATATTTGCTCTGCATCGCTTTTTACATTTGCAAATCCAGATTTTAATCCATCAGTCATGTTGGGAAAAAACTCTCCCATGAATCCTCCGTCACGACGAGTTGTTCTTGACATTTGTGATGCAAGGTTTTGCATGCTTTTATCCAATGTTTCTATTGAGCTTTTTAATGAATCCGCAGCTTGTATGCTTGCTGGGTCTTGAGATTGGTAACCTTGACTTTGTCTCACTTCTGATAAAGCAGCTAGTTTTTCAGTCCTTTCATCTATCATTGAGGAAAATTTTTCAAGCTGATCAGGAGTACCAATCGATTGTTGGTTTGCCATTATCCTAGCTTCAGCCACTTCAGCTGAACTCGCTGAAGGGTCTCTAGCTAAAACTTCATATTGTTTTTGTCTTCCTAATTGCTCTACAGCTCTATCAAATGCAGATGCTCCAGCTTGAGCTTCCACATCTAATTGATTTAAATTTCTAAATTTATCAATAGTTCCTGATGAATATTTTCCAAACTTTAAAGAGCCTTCGAAGTTCTCAATATCTCTTTGAGCTTGGCGCAGAAACTCTTGATTCGTTAGTTGATTAATTGTTTCTTGATATTTATCTCCAAATACCTTCAGAGTATCTACAAGATTTTTAAATTTATTATAATTTTTATCGCTCGAAGGTATTGTTGATAACATGTTATTTAATTCATCATTAATACCTTGAATGCTTGTTCCCTCTTTTATCTTCTCATCGTATTTTTCAGTTAAATTAATATTGATATTGTCAAATGTTTTGATTTGTTGAGTTACGGCCTCATTGGCTTGCCTTGATTTATCAATAACAGTTTTTGAAGATTGGTTTGGTGTTGAAGATTGTTTAGATGCAGCCTTTAATTCAGTATTTATATCTTTTAGTTCTGAATTTAATTTTTCTAAACCTTTGTCTGCATCAGCCAATACAGCTTCCTGTGCTGCGACAAGTTCTTTTTGCTCTTTAATAGCTTCTGGTAGCCTGTCCCTGACTTTCTCATAATCACTAGAATCTATATTCCTGACGCCCTCTGAAATCATTGACGATCCTGGCCCAGCTGCATAAACTTTATAACTTTCTTTAAGTAAGTCAGGCATATTAGCTCCGCCTTCGGACAAAGAACCTCCTACATATTTCTTTAGCAGCTTGTCGCCTGCCGAAGTTAATGGTTGAAAAATTCCTTTATTTTTATCTTCCTTAAATAAATTAAATGCTTTTTCGAGAGCATCTAAAGATTTTCTTTTTGAATCTAAAATACTTGCTTGGAGCTTTCTTGCTTCCCCTGCCTGCTCTACAGCTCCTTTCTTTGCTCCTTGCTTGTCTCCAAGTTGAGCTATATAATCGCTAGGGGCTCTAGGTCTTGAAATTCCAGGTATTCCTCCACCTTTATTTACTGACACATTCGTTTTCGAGCCATCTGGGATAATTAAATTATTTCTAGATGTTTCTCCTCCATCTGGAGCCAATTCATCTTTAATAGTGTCTCCTAATTTATTGAGAGAATTGATTAGATCTCTCTCGGACATTAATCTAAGAGCATCTCTTTTGAAATTCGAAAGCATCTCTGATTGTTTTAGAGCTTTTTCTTCTTCAAATATTTTTCTTTGTATTGAGTCTTGACGTTTTATTTCTTGCTCGTCAGTCCTCATCCCTCTAAATATAGGAGACTGCTGAAATTCCAATTTACTAATATTGCTGGATGCTCTTCCTTCAGCTCTCATCAATGATAAATCAGATCGAGCTTCAAACAAACCTATTGAAGATGATCTATCTTCAAGCATGCCTTGTATTTTAGATTGAATTTTATTTATTTGATTGGTTAATTCTAAGTTTCTTTTGTCTGCAGCTATAGATTCTGCCAAAACATCACTTTTATCATAAGTCTGATTAAGCATTTCTTGCAACATTTTAGCTTGTTCAGGACCTATAGATTTGCTGAATGAAACTAATAAGTCTCCCCCTTGGTTAACAATGCTTTCATAATTTTTAACTAATGTTTCTATGGCGGCTCGCTGTTCCTCAAGAGTACCTACCCCCAAA